GATGCCGATGCCGACGCAACAGTCAGTCCCGACTCCGTCGCAGGTCATTCAACCCCAGCTAGCTCCAGCAGGCACCAAGCCAGCTGGAGAAGGTGGCGGGGCCAGCTTCCTCGGCTCGACCGTCATTCCGCCCGGTGTAGGCGGCGGCGGCGCAGCTACACCCGGAGAGAAGAAGCTCCTAGGCCAATGAGAATCCCTCGTGCAACAGCAGTTCGGGCTCGGGCAGCGACTCCCGCCCGCCCGAACATTCCACCCGAATACCTACAAATGGCCATGGCGCATATGCAGGCGCTAGGCCGCCCTACCACCGGCGATCAAGCGATGGCCCAACAAGCTGGTGCTAGCGCCACCACCTTGCCCCCGGAGCAACCACAGTGAACGCACCCACCCGTCAAGACGAAGAGTACCGCATCTACGCCCAGTCGCTGATCGTAGGCATGCGGAACTATCGCTACTCCTGGTGGACACACTGGCGCGAGCTCGCTGACTACTTCCTACCCCGTCGCTACAAATGGCTCATCACTCCGAACCAGCAGAACCGGGGGTCACCCGTCAACCAGCACATCATCGACTCCACCGGCTACCTCTGCGCGCAGAACCTAGCAGCTGGGCTCATGTCCGGCAAATGCTCCCCGACTCAGCCATGGTTCTCCCTACGCGTGGGTAAGATCGACTCCACTGGGACCACTCCCGCTGGCATCTGGCTCAAGCAAGTCGAACTCCTCCTCGGCGCTATCTTCTCCGCGAGTAACTTCTACCCCTGCATCGCGCAGTACCTCTTCGACCTCGTCATCTTCGGTACCGCCGTCATCCTGATCTACGAAGACTTCGAAGACGTGATCCGGTGTCGTAACCCCTGCGCTGGCGAGTACTACGTTGGCCTCGACGGCCGCTGGGCACCTACCACCCTCGGGCTTGAATACGTCATGACAGTGAACCAAACCGTCGATAACTTCGGTTACGACGCTTGCTCGCCTTCCCTCCAGCGCAGCTATGACCTACCCAACGGCGCTGGTCGCACGCGTGAGGTCATCATCGGCCACCTGATCGAGCCCAACAACGACGGGCGCAACTTCGGCGTCGCTCGCCACTTCGGCTTCCGCGAGTGCATCTTTGAGTGGGGCGGGACCGCCGCCTACCAGAACGCCGACGCTCGCGGCTTTCTACGCAAGTCAGGCTACTACGAGCAACCCAACGTCACAGCACGCTGGTACCTCACCGCCAACGACCCATACGGTCGCTCCCCAGGCATGGATGCGCTGGGCGACCAGAAGCAACTCCAACTCGAGTCCCGACGTAAGGCTCAGGCCATAGATAAGATGGTCAACCCACCGTTGGTCGCCGACATACAGTTGAAAAACAAACCCGCTTCACTTCTCCCGGGCGGAGTCACTTATGTCAACGGGTTCTCCTCCACCGGTAAGCCGGGACTCGCCTCCGTCTACAACACGCAGTTCCCGGTTGACCACATTACCAAAGACCTCGAAGAAATCCGCGAACGGCTGAAACTCACCTTCTTCAATCACCTGTTCCAGCCACTCTCCCAATACGAAACCCGTTCCAACGTCACCGCGGTGGAGATCCAACAACGCAAGGCTGAGTCCCTCCTCATGCTCGGCCCGGTCTTCGAGCGACTCGACAACGAGTGCCTCCGCCCGATCATCGAACGTGTCTTCGCCGTCGCCAAGCGCGCTGGGATCCTTCCGCCAGCGCCAGAGGAAATCGCTGGACAAGACATGTCTGTCAAGTTCGTCTCCATGCTGAAGCTCGCACAGGACGCCACCGACTCCGTCGCGATACAGGAAGTCCTCTCCCTCGCTGGCAACCTAGTCGGGGTGGATCCCAACATCATGGACACCATCGACACCGACTTCGCTATCAATCGCTACTCCGAGCTCAAAGGCAACGACCCACGCATGATGCGCACCGCTGATGCAGTCGCCCAGATCCGAGCCCAGCGCGCCCAGCAGCAGGCTCAGATGCAGCAGGCCCAGCAGGCTCAACTCCTGTCCCAAGGAGCGAAGAACCTGTCCCAAGCAGACATGGGCGGTGGCCAGAACGCGCTACAAGCACTTGCTGGAGGCGGTGGGCCATGACCACAGACGATCGCCGCGAACTCCGCGCCCAGCGCCGTGCCGCTCGCATAGCCGAAACCATCCGGGGCGAGGTCATCTCCGGCCTCATGTCTTACCCACACGGCCGGGGCTACGTCTGGTCAGTCCTCGCCGAGACTCACGTCTTCGCTACCTCCTTCGCCACCGATCCTCTCCTCATGGCCTTTGCCGAAGGCGAGCGGAACTTCGGGCTCCGTCTCCTCAACGATGTAATCGAACAGTGTCCCGACCTGTTCCTACTCATGATACAGGAGCAGAACAATGCCTCCGGAAGACGTAACCAGCCCGACGACGACAACTCCGAGCCCGACTCCGACTCCGACTCCGACGGAGACTACGACCGGTGAGACAACCCTCCTTAACCGATCCCCCGAAGGGGATGCGGGACACACTCCAACAACTCCTCCCGCCCCCGCACCGGGAGCCCCTGAGGCTTACGCCGACTTCACCGCGCCGTCCGGTCGAGAGCTCGACGCCGATGCCATTACCGCAATCAAGCCCCTCTTCAAAGAGCTCAACCTGACCCAGGCGCAAGCCCAGCGCCTAGTCGATGCCTACAACGAGAACGCGGGCAAGGCCTTCGATAAGCTCTACTCCGGCATGCGTGAGACCCGCGCTGGTTGGGCGAGGGAGACCCAGACCTACCTCGACTCCGTCGGTGGCGCAGCCAGTGCCAAAGCCGAGATTGGCAAGGCTCTCAACGCGGTCTTTGCACATCCCGATGGCACGCCGAACGCCACAGCCATCGCTGAGTTCCGTAGCGCAATGGACATGACAGGCGCGGGGGACAACCCAGCGTTTGTCAAAGCCTTCTATCGCATGGCGAAGACCTTCAACGAGGGCAAGCCCGTCACCGGCGCAGGTCCCTCACCAGAAGGCCAACGCCCACCAGGAGGCCGACCATCTGCCGCAGCAGCAATGTACCCCAAACTAGCGGGGACCGAAACCGCCTAGCATCAAGGCGCACACCAGTACGTAGGGCTGCTAGTCAGTGCCGTGGTTCTGGATGATGCAAGTAGCGAAGCAACCGCACCACACGAGGTGAACCATGGCACAGGCAACCACAGGCGCACAGGCCCTAACATACTCCGACTGGGCCAAGCGCATGGACGACGGATACCACGTCGCTACCATTATTGAACTCCTCTCCCAGACCAACGAGATCCTCGATGATATTCTCGTGGTAGAGGGCAATCTACCAACCGGTCACAAGACCACAGTTCGCACCGGGCTGCCCCAAGCAACCTGGCGCTTGCTGAACACCGGCGTCCCGAACGCCAAGAGCACCACTGGCCAGATCGTCGATACCTGCGGCAATCTCGAAACCTACGCAGTCATCGACAAGGATATCGCTGACCTCAACGGCAACACCGCTGAGTTCCGCCTATCCGAAGTCCGCGCTTTCCTCGAAGGCATGTCCCAACAGGTCGCTGCGACCCTGATCTACGGCAACCAAGCGGCGAACCCGGAGCGCTTCACCGGTCTGGCCCCGCGGTACTCCACGCTAAACACGACCAACTCCCAGACCGCGTACAACGTCCTGTCAGGTGGTGGCACCAGCAACACTAACACGTCGCTGTACATCATCACCTGGGGCAACGACACTTGGCATGGGATCTTCCCGAAAGGCAAACTCACCGGTCTGCAACATGTAGACATGGGTGAGTGGCCTGTCGTCGACGCGAGCGGCAACACCTACCAAGCCTATCGCGATCACTTCAAGTGGGAAATCGGCCTGTCCGGTCGTGACTGGCGCTATTGCATTCGCGTCGCTAACATCGACGTGACGCAACTCACCGGTGTGTCCGCCGCGAACCTGCTCAACCTGCTCGTTCGTGGGCTGTACCGCCTGCCTACCGCACCGTCCACCGCTACCAGCATCCAGTCTTCCGATACCCCGGAAGTCCGCGCTGACATGGGTCGGAC